TCGTATTTCAAACGAGCGTGTGATTAAATTATCCATTTCCATTACTCCATTTTATGCTATAGGTTGTTCAGGTGTTGGAGCAGTTTGTGCATCCATCATAGGCATTCCTTCAATTTCACGAACTTCGTCAATTGTAAGAAATCCTTTATCTAAACCTATTGCGTATGCCTGATATCTTGCTGTTTGGTTTGGACGAAGGAACTCAGTTAAATTAAACTCAGCCTCTTGTCCTCGTGGCAATAAATCAGTAATTGCTTGTTGAATTCTTACAACATATTGCTGTAGTCCATCATCAAACAATCTTGTTCTATCTTCATTACCATTAATGTATGTAAGTCCCTGACCTTCAATAGCCATAGCCAAATACATTGGTGGAACACCAAACATTAATGCAACTTGACGATTAATGAACTTTTGGTTTTCCAAAAATTGTGCCTGTTCAGGATTTAATGAAACTGATTCATATTTTAATCCTGAAGATAGAACAGCGACACTTCTTTCTCTCTGTGATGTAATAAATGCGTCTTTATTAGACTTTGCTACATCTTCAGAAAGAAATTCTGTTGTTGTTAATGTACCTGTTGGTACTGCAGATGTTCTAAACCAGTTATCTGCATAATTTTGAAGGTCCAAAGCGGAACGCAAAGTAGATTTGTGTCTTTGTATTGGTCCTTCACCTAATAAATCTGTTGTTGATGGTTTCTTCCATAACTTGATATGCACGATATCTTTGTTTGTATAAGATTTTCCATCAATGCTGTAATAAATTTTTCCATTGTTGTCAGTTAATGTAGAAATTGTTGCAGGATGTATGTTAGTAATATTAACAATACCTCTTGCACCTCTCTTTACTAACCAATATGCATTTCCAAATACCGCCATGTGATACACAGTTGTACCTAACCATTCTGATTGAGATACATTATTCTCAATATCAGGATAATCTAACCATGCTGGTGATGGAATTTGTGTGTTCCCTCTATAAACTTCTACAGGAATTTGCATAATTGCTGTTTCTAATACTGAAATTGCTCTACTAACAGGAACCAAACTAAGTGCTGTTGATTCATTCACAACTATTGCTTCTCTTGCAGGAGCAGTATTTGCAACTCCACGATTCTCTGTTGCAGGGACAAATGGCTCAGTAATATCTACTTGATAACCTAATCTTTCTACTAATCTGTCTCTAAATCCCATGTGTTCTCCTTAAAAGACCATCTGTTGTGGTTTTTGTTGTGTTTCCACAAACCAAACAGCCAAAACTGTTGCTACTGCTGCATCAATATCAGCACCGCTATCTTTACGAGCGATTCTCCATGAATCTCCGCTATTTTTGCGTACTGCTCTTTGAATTTGCAGTGAAACTATCTCATCACGAGGATGAATTAGTTCCTTACGCATAATTCTACGATACATGTTGTTTGACGCTGATATTAAATCTTTATTTGATGTTATTTGTACCCTCAAACCCTTTTGTTTTAGGGCTATACCTAAATCACCCAATACATTTCCATCCATAATAAATGGTTTGCCATATTTACCTAATTTAATACAAGCCTCAATCATTTGGTCTATATTTGTATTATTGAATGAGGCTACTAACTCTGTGGCTACCTTTCCATCAGGCAAAAGTTGAGCGGTAACGATAGATGCATTTTCCCAACCTGATGTTCTCTCAACAGCGAATACTTCAGGATTAGTAGGTCTGCCTTCAGGTTGTTGTTGCCACATTCCTACAGGAAGCCATGCATTCATAGAAGAAACAAATTGATTTAATCTATATCGTCTTGCATCTACTTCAGGCATTGTGGCTAATTCATTTTTAACAGATTCCCAATCCAAAATACCACTTGCTAATTGTGGGTTTGCCATGCGTACAGATTCTTCATCATCTACCGCACACCCTTTAGGTGCTTCCCAACAAAAGAAACCAAACCTTTCCAAATCTTTTTGACCTTCCATAGCCTTTGAACCATTGTCGTAAAGGTTTTTGAGCAACTCAGAAGTATCATCACCTGCAGTAGTGATACCAATAACGATACCATCAGGGCGAGTAGCAGAACCCAAAGCCATAGCAGTCCACACATCAGACTTAGCAACATGCAACTCATCAAACACAACAAGAGAAGGATGTAGTCCCTGAGCGGTTGCTGCTTGTGCTGCAATAACTTTATATATTCCTTGCTCGTCTTTCGTCCAAAGTCCTCTATGTTCTGTACTCCTTGCAAAGAAATGTTTTAATAATTCACTTGAATCTACCTGATGTTTTAGCCTTCTGTATACGATTTTTGCTTGGTCTGCGGATGCTGCGACAGAGATAACTTCAGGTGCTGGTTCATGTAATAACATCCCATATAAAGCAAATAACGCTCCTATAAGGCTCTTTCCATTCTTGCGAGGCATAGAAATAACCACTTGTTTATACCTTAGTCTACCTGCCTTAGATGCTTCAGGATAGTCATCAGGATATCTTTCTAATACACTTCTAATCAGCCATTTCTGCCAATCAGTTAATCTTAATAATTCATCATGCTTTTCAGGCAAACGCCATAACGCATGGGCAATATTAATAATCTTATCTCCATCAGTAGGAAAATCTTCTGATAAAGGTAATGTGTAGTGTGTTGGTTTCCAATTATCCATTGGCTATGGCTGCCAACATATCTGCGGGTGTCATTTCCGCTTGTTTACGATTATTGAGCAAACCTAAATTACCTAATAATGCAATTAATATTGGAGCAATCTTATGGCGATGGTTTGGAAATTCATCCATTGTTTTAGCCAATAGGACTGCCTCTGTTGCTGCTCCTAAATCTGCTTCTTCAAGCCATGTAGCAGATGCAATAGATTTTCTGACTGCTTCTTCTAAGGTATGGTCTACATTTAAGGGTTCATTTATAGATGATATTTCCCTTACTGCTCGTGGACCATTACCGCCTGTAAATCCTGTTTTCATATTTCTCCTTTTTCACTATTTTATATTTCTGGTTTTGTAGATAGTTTGTTCAGGGTCAAATATTCAAAAATAAAAAAACCACAAACCATTTATATCTACCAAACCTTTCAAACCAATATATCTATTATACCAAACACATCTATCATAATATTTTTATATTGTCAAACCATCCAAACCTTTATATCCTTTATATGGTTTGTATATTACCAATAGGGATAATGAGTATCTCTCTATATACCGCCGCATTTTGCGCCGCCCATTTTGGGGCGGTATACAAAGAATACTTGACAAACCATTATATGAATGGTATAAGGCATATGAGCATATGATGGATATATGGTTTGATGGTTTGATGGTTTGATGGTTTGATATTATTTTCCTATTTGACAAATGGTTTGGGATGTGCTTATGATAATAGTCTTAGATAAACCATTGTATCTATAAACCATTCTTCTTGTATATTCTCCATAGTATGTATAACGCTATGATTAATGTGAGTTCCATTCTATATACCGCCTAATATTTCCTATTCCAATATCTTAGTCTTACCATTGTCTTATTCTTACGAGTGCTATTACATGATTTACAGCATGGTAATAGATTGTCTATCTCATTACCGCCTCCAAATGAGACAGGGATTATATGGTCTGCCTCATTAGCAGGACCCTTGCAATAATGGCAGGTATAGGCAGAAGCCTCTAATACTATGCGTCTATTCTTCTTATAGATAGGGTCATTATATATTTTCTTAGCCATGTATGACCCAACCTATTCCTTTGGCTTCTCCACAGGGCTTATCTGTAGAGCATCCATGTTCTTCGCAGTAGTAGATAATTTTTGCTTCTTTGGGCGTCTCAGTAGTTGTTCGCATCTATCCCACATCTCCTTATATTCATCCCAATCTATTTTGGCTTCCCATATGCATATCAGGTCCAATAGATGAGGTGCACATACATAGCCCCATTCAGGGTGTTTATAGTATGCGTTCTGTCCACATCTTTCGCATGGAACAGGTCTTTGGGTAGTCTTATATTTTTTTAGATAAAATGTAGGACTATCCTTTTGTGTATCGCCTTTGTTAGATTCGCCCTTTGTCATTTGTATTTATTCTATCAGAAATAATCTGATTGTATTTTGCTACATAGATTATTATTTTATTTCTATCAGGATAATCTTCTCTCAGTTTACCCTTTTCG